AGGTAGAGGTAGTGATGAGACTGCCTACTCGATTGTGAAGATGTTGAATGGTTATCTGTACGTGGTGGACTGTGGTGGTGTTGAGGGTGGTTACTCTGACACTACGCTACAGCATCTTACAGACCTCGCCAAGATACATCAGGTAAATACAGTACTGATAGAGAGTAACTTTGGTGACGGTATGTTTACTGAGTTGCTCAAGCCGTACATGTTAAAGACTTATCCAGTTACGCTGGAAGAGGTTAGGCATAATACACAAAAGGAAATGCGTATCATTGATACGTTAGAGCCTGTTATGAACCAGCATAGGCTTGTTGTAGACCCTAAGGTCATACAAAAAGACTATGACAGTGTACAGAACATGCCCCCTGAAAAGGGTATCAAGTACATGCTGACCTACCAGATGACTAGGATAACTAAACAGCGTGGAGCATTAGCGCATGACGACAGACTTGACGTTCTTGCTATGGCAGTGCAGTACTGGACAGAGCAAATGGCTGCTGATGCAGATACAGAAATACGAACAAGAAAAGAAGAACTACTAGATAATGAACTAGAAAAGTTTATGGCACACATGAACGTAGCATCAGTAGATAGGCAGCAGGATGGATGGATAAGTTTCTAAAGTTACATCCTAGACAAGACCCCCTTTAACTATATACTATAGTATGTTTAACATGTATTACATTTAGGACATGTTTTACATACTGTAGTGATGCTGCTTATGCATCGGCTATGAGATTAAGGCAAGAACATGGAAGTTATATGGACACTACTGCTTACTGTTTGCACAGATGTCAAATGTTTGACACAAGATGTACAGTGGTTTGATACTCATGCTGCTTGCATTGAGTTAAAAGTGATACACGAAGAGTATCCACCAGATGGTCATTGGAAGACTATAGACTTTGTATGCACCATCAAGGGTGCTAAACAGGTCTAAAAATGACGAAAAAATCTGAGGGGGTATATAATATTGACCCTCGCGCGTGACCCCCACATACCTTATAATTATAGCACATGCAAAACATCTTGTCAATGTCAAACATTTGACACATGCGTCATTAATTTGACACGTTTGACATGTCCAACATGTCTTGCATGTCCTATGAAGTTTAGGCATGTCTAACATTTTTAGCATGTCTTTGTGTCTCTCTCTATCTGTTCTTGTTTTGTTCTGGATAACGTCAAACAAACTAGAACATACCAAGAACATATTATATATATTTATAAGGTGTAAAAATAATTTCAAAAAAAGTGCATTTTTTTATTGCGTTTATTTTTCGCCTATGCCAATATCAAATCATCGAAAGGGCAACGGTGTTAGCGCACATTCGATAGGCCGAAAGAAAGCGCAAGAGCAGTACGACTAACCTTGCTAGGCCATAGACTAAGGGCTGGCTATCAGGTGCTACTAGACGTAGTGATAGCAATATCAGGTGCTAGATAGACGTAGTGATAGCCAGCCAGACTAAAAAAGAATATGCAGACTAAATACGAATATGACTTGACTATCAAATACGAATAAGACTAGACTACAGAATACAAGGTGACGAGGCACCAAAACCTGCCAGTCGATGGACTGATAATAAACAGAACCTGTCTAGCAGTATATCCTGCAAGGTGACAGATACGAACGGGCTAGGGGACTAGCAATCGGAGCGTCAAATATACCTGCCTATCCTTAGGGCGATGTAGTAGGGCTACACACTCAAAGAGTGACAACGGGATAAGCGGCGATACACTGAGTATCAGCTAGGCGGAGAGGGCCAAGCTAGGGGTAGAGGGCTGACAATCCAAAGCCTCTAGCTATTACAAGGTGCAATGGTGCGCCTATATTGAGAGAGGACTAAGACTATGAAAACCAAAACTATCAAAATGTTCGGCAAGACTGTAGCAGTAGTAGGCAAGCGTCCACGGGTTAGCAAATACCGTTTTGGTGTTAGCAGTGGCAGCACGTTTATGGGACTGCATACAGGCAAGGTTAGTCGGTACTTACATGTGCCGATGTTTGCTAACCGTACGTTTGGGGGTGTTGCAGACATTACACGCACTTGACATATAGGGGACAACAGTGCTAGTTACTGTTGTACCTTGTAATAGCTAGGACGGAGAGAGCAGATGACTGTAGCAAACATACTGGCAATCTATAAACTTGCCAATCCAGACGAAGTTAAGCATGGCATGACATGGTATCATGCAGCCAAGTGCGAGTGCCAAAAGATAGCAGACAAGCACGGCATACCAGTGCATATTGCAGTGGGTGTTGTGGCGGCACTATCACCCAACAATAAGTGGGACAGAAACGTGACCAATGCAGATGACTTGATAGGTGCGTTCATGCGTGGTGACCATATCGAATCGGTAAAGGTTAGCACATACCATACCATGCGAGCCAAGGCGTGGTGCATACTGCAAGACATGCCAGACTATGCGTGGACAAAGACTATACTCAATGGGCAAAAGATAGTATGCTTTTATGAGAATATCATGGGCGAAGATACATGCACCATAGACGGACATGCTAGGAACATTGTGTACGGTGAGCGTATAGGCTTGACGGATGACAAGACTAACATAGGCAAGAAAGAGTATGCCATGCTGCAAGATTTATATAGACATGCGGCGAAGCAGTGTGGTATCAAAGCATATGAGATGCAAGCTATCACATGGGTGGCATGGCGTAGGATTCACAACATAGGGTAATAACATGTACGAAAAAATACACGCAGGACATATCATAATATTGTTACTGGCATTGACGCAGGTTGTAGATATTGTACAGTACATTATAAACTAGGGGGCATAGATGTTTATCATTGACTTAGCATTGATAATAGTGGTAATGCTTATAGGCATAGCACTAGGACTAGCAGGGTTGGCATATGCTGACATGATTAACCAAGCGTTTAAGGATTAGGATTATGAGAACCACAAAGCGTATGTTAGAAAACAGACTATCACGCATCAATCGTAGACTAGGTGTAAACTATGCACTGAATAACGCACCACACTATGGTGGCTGGCAGCTAACTTGTAATGAGGGCAGCACTATCATACAGCATAGACTAGCACCACGCGAGATGTTAACCTATCTTGATGGACTAATCACAGGCATGGACATGATGGAAGGGGCATACAAATGACTGGGCATTGCATAGAAAAACCACCAGAAAAAACATGGGCTAGTGCCAAGCTGTATCGGTGTGACCTATACGATACACGCTGGCCTGTATGCGGCACACGTTTAGTGTGGGTAGTAGTAGGCAGGAAGTGGGTGAGGTTTTGCACACCCATACAGCGAGACAAGTGGAAGATTAGACGCAGTGAGTGGGACAAGATACCAAGCGAGGAGTTTGTAAAATGACTAGGCATCTACAATTACAAGTAAGTGACACACACAAGCTATCTGTAGCACAGTTCATAGAGGATGGTGAAGTTAGGCATGAGGTAGCACTAATGCGCTACATGCCAAGGCGTAAGAGTTATGAGATTGTTGAGGTCATAGAGGTATATGACGTACAGGAATTGTTTGACCTAATCTGTGGCGCATATGAGGGTGACTTCAGCATATGGGAAAACCAGTACGAGGTGATGTTAGACTTTGAAATTGACAACGACAACGAACCTATGCTAAGTCTTATCATAGACAATGACGTGGACAACTTAACTATCAGAGGTAAGGACAATGACGACACTTAACTTAAAAGACAGTGAGATTGCAATCGTGTGGTCTATTGCAGACGTGTTGCTAGAGTGTGACTGGCTGACAGAAGACCAAGCATATGAGGTGCTGCATGCTTTAAAGCACAGGCATGACGCAACCATTGGTATAAATTGGGATACCATCTATTACACAGGGGTAGCTATGTACCCACAGGGAGAGGACGCATGAGCATGTACATTGATACATACTGCAAGGACGTGTACTCTGACGACAGGCTAGAACCTACTGTCAAAAAAATGACAGCACTATCCATCAAGATACAAGATGCAGAGTGGGATGGAGAAGATGTAACAGCTATGCGACAGCAGCTACGCACACTAAAGCAACAGCACGAGGATGGTGTAGAATTTACACCACGGTTTTAATGAGAGTGACACCAATACACAGAGCAGTGATGCAACAACGTAGGAGACAGAGCAATGAAAGACCTAAGACAAAAGATGCTAACCCACCACAACAATCTAAGAGCGATAGTGCAGACACTAGAAGAATGTCAAGACCTGTGGATGTCAGACGTAAAGACACTTAATGAAATGGTGTATGAAATTAGTAGAGACTTCGAGTTCCAACCACCGTTGGATGATGAAGGTAACCGTATGTTCTATGCAAACAACTGGGTACTGAAGGATGATGAAGATGATTGCTAGACGTAACAAGTATGACGATGCCTACGTTATGGGCTATCACAATGGCTATCATGGGTTGACATATGACAACCAATATGATAAGAACAAACAGGCTCAGTATCATATCAAGTTTAAGATGGGGTATGTGCAGGGGGAATTGTTGCGTACCAAAGAGGAAGGACAGAGCAATGAGCATGGGGTATAAGAACTGTATGCACTGTAGTGGTGAGGCTGAAGCCTTGTACGCAGTGGATGGAATGATTGAATACTACTGCCCTGAGTGTCAGATGCAGTGGGCAGAAGAACCAACACCAATCTATCAGTCACCATTACAGACATGGTTACTGGATAAGTATGGAGAAGCATGATGGATGTACTACTTACAGTATGGATTGTATCTATGTTAGCAGTAGCAGTGGTGGGTATGCTAGGTGACTATGAATCTGTAACAGGTGTACAGTTTGTAGTCATGTTAGCAGGTGTATTCATCATCGGTATAGCAGGGATGCTATCCATCTAAGACATGTCTTAAATGTAATACATGTTATACATGTTATAGTATATAGTAAAAGGGGGTCTTCTCATGGTTGTAACTTTAGAAACTAACCAAGACCTATTTGAGCATCAGCTTGAACTTGAGGCAGACATGCTGACAGGTGGTGTCAATCGCTTCAGGAAGGCCAGAGACAAGGCCATTGAAAAGGGTAGGGAATCACACCTGCCACATGGTAGAGCCATTGTGGGTACAGTTGTGGGGCAGGTAGCACAGGGTATTGAACAGTACCTAGCCAACCCTAGCAATCCATCACGAGACATAGCATGGAAGCGTGTCAGGGATATGGATGCAGAGCAGGTAGCTTACCTCTCAGTGGTGTCGTTGGTTGACAGCATCAGCAGGAAGAACACACTGCTGCATGTGGCACGTACCATTGGTACTAACATTGAGATGCAGGATAGACTAGACAGATGGGTACACGCAGAGGGTAGCGTAGCAAAGAACACAATCAAAGAGGCTATGAAGAAAGCCTATGGTGCTAGACGCTACGGCCTGACGCACAAGATGAACAAGGATGGGTATGAAGAATCAGCATGGCTGAAGTCAGAGCGTGTGCATGTAGGCTTTAAGATGGTTGACATAATCATCCAGCACACAGGCATTGTAAAGCTGGACACACAGCAGACTGAGCGTAGACGTAGGGCTACCTATGTTAAACCTACTGATGGTACGCTTGAGTTTATCAAAGCGTTCAACGAATACATGGAAGTATCAAGGCCACGGTACTTGCCCTGCATAGTACCACCCAAGGACTGGACAGATGTACAGGGTGGTGGGTTTCATGGTCACGACATAGACGAACTACCTATAGTGAGGCGCAAATGAGTTTAAAGACACACCTACGCAGACTAAGACAGGAAGACTTGAGCCAAGAGTATGCCTGTCTTAACACACTGCAACGGACAGAGTGGCGTATCAACAAGCCATTGCTTGAGGTGATGCGTACCATATGGGACAACGGACATGAGTGGGGTAAGCTACCAGCCAAAGAGGATATACCACTACCTGAGTATCCCTTTGACCGTGACCCCAAGCAGTTGACTGAGGATGAGAGGGATGAGTTTCGTGCATGGTCACGCAAGCGTAATCACATCTACTCTCTCAACAACCGCAGCGTGAGCAAGCGCATACAAGTAGAGCGTACACTACAGATAGCAGAACAGTTTGCTAAGTACGACAGGTTCTACTACGTATGGCAGAACGACTTTCGTTCTCGCAAGTATGCAAGCAGCACGTTCCTCTCACCTCAGTCTGCCGATTGGAGCAAGGCACTGCTTGAGTTTGGCTACCCAATGGCTATCAATAATTGGGATGACGCACGGTGGTTGTGTATTCATGGTGCTAACCTGTATGGTAACGACAAGGTTACACTAGACCAGCGTGAGACATGGGCATGGGAGTACGCAGAGATGTGGGCGCACCGCATTGTGTCCAACCCATACGAGTGCATGGTCTGGCTTGAGGCAGACAAACCATTCCAGTTCTTGGCGTG